GTCAGATGAAAGAATACCAGCCTCACCACCAGCATTAGCAATCGTGTTTTCGATTGTTAGCTGCCTTGCCGGACTTGCAGTCCCAACTCCAACCCGATTATTCGTGCTGTCAACGTAAAGTGGGCCTTTTTTAATATCGCTGGTTGCCATTATGTAATCTCCAGCACAGACACAGTTACATCAGCGGCGCTTGCCTGACTGGCTGTTATTCTAAGGATGTCTGATGCATTCATAACAATTTTCTGGTCTCCACCAACAGCCACCAAACTACTTCCAACAGGCACTATAGCGCTTTTTACAATGTGTACGTTGTCGCCGTCATTGTTTATTAGCTGAACGTTAACCGTAATGGATACTGTAAGTATGTTGGCAACATTCAATCCGATTATTGTTGTTTCTGTTGCAGAGGGACAAGTGTAAACATCTGCGTTTGATGTCCCCACAGCCGTGTCAGTAAATGTCTTAAATGCGTTTGCCATTTTCCTATCCTAATGCTATCGCAAATGCCAGCGCATTTGGGTCTGTTTCCGAGAAATTTACCGCATTGCCAGTTGCATCGTTAAATATCATCTTTTCTGCTGGCAACGTACAAAATATTGTTCTAGTACCAGACGACCAGCTTATCTTCTCGTCACCAATTGTAAGCGACACATTATCTGCCAAAGTGACCGCTGAACTTAAAACAATACTTGTCTGGCTATTCACCGTAGCAATAGTCACAACGCCGGAGATTCCTGTCCCTTTGACGCGCTGTCCCACAGTTAGAGTACCTCCAGAGACATTATCAACTGTAACGGCTGTAGAGGCGCTCACAGCGCCATTTACGAGTGCTGTAATCTTTGTGCTACTGCTTTCTAGGATTGTCGTCCTAGTCAGTGTTGTGCCAGACAAAGTATATGTTCCAATTCCAACCTCAAAGTCCGTGCCATCAGAACAGCCGTAATAAGTGGTGTTGCTATTCCCTATTTCGGAAAAAGCCTCAAACCCACTTACTGCTCCAGACAAGGTGTAAGCACCCGTGCCAGTAGTGGCCGTGGTTTCCTTAACACGATCTTTGATTACAAGAGCCATTACTTCAGCTCAATGCTTAGGTTGCTTGCGTTGATTCTAAAGATGTCACCAACAGCCAATGTTTTTGATGCGTCAAGAGCGCCGAGGAACAACGTATTGCTACCATCGAACTTTAACACGACATTATCAGAAATGCTTTGAGCAGAGCTAAGAACAATTGCATTCTGGCTTGTGACAGTCTGCACTGTAACAAGGCCACTTATTCCGACTCCAGTGACGACATCACCAACTGCTATAGTTCCGCTGTTTCCATCCAGCGCCACGTTAGCGGAGCTTGATACAGCACCGTTTACAGTGGCCCGTGAAAAGCTATTGTCTGCAACAAACGCATGAGTGACTGTGTAGCTGGCGATTCCACTAGATGGAGAGAACTCAATATTGCCATCGTTAATCACTCTCTGAGAATCACAAATAACTGTGGCTCCAGCGGTGTGAGATGCAGCGGAAGTTCCGTCTTGCGCTCTGGTTACCCCTGTTAACGTATTAACACCTGTAAAGGACAGGGCAGCGTCATCAGCAATTGTTATAGCGGATGACAGTACGATGTTGTTCTGGTTAGTCACAGTGGCGATGCGAACTGTGCCAGATATTCCTGTGCCAGTCACAACCATACCAACCGTAAGCGTTCCATTGTTTCCATCGACAGCTACGTTAGTAGAACTGGAAACTGCTCCGTTTGCGTCAGCGGTGGCTGTTCCATCCTTGCCTGTGTAAGTGAGTATCTCTTGGTTGATAACAATATCACCTGATGTAGGCAAAGCCTCAGCATCTGTTAAGATAATCTCTGTGTCCGAAGCGCCAGCATTGACAGCAAGTGTGGTGTTTGACTGTTTCCAGTTAGCCGCCGTTACCTGTTGTCGTGTATAGTTAGCGTCTTGAGTTGTTATATTCACTTCCGTGAATGCACTATTTTCAGCACTTGTTACTGCGGTAGCCAAACCTACATATATGCTGTTGCCCGGCGTGGCAAAGGAAAGAGCATTATTCTTGAACAAGAAGTCAAGAACTCGTCTTTCCAAGTATGTGGTTGCCGCATTTGATGTTGCCATCTTCTACTCCTTATGTGCGAGGTCTAGTGGGTAGACCTTGCCTGTATGCGTCATCGTTTTCTCTTGCTTCCGCGAGGTCTTTTAATCTCGAAACAGCCTCTTGGAAGCGACCTTCATACATGGATATAACATCCTGCTCACCCTTCATGTAAATATACGCCTCTATTAGAGAACCGTAAAGAAGGGCGTTTGTAGCGTTTTTGCTAAGCCATGTATATTCATTGTCTGCGCCAGCGGTCAGGCTTGCTGGACGGTAATAGTAGTGAAGCTCCACAGTGTATGCCTGATCCGGTGTTGGACCTAATATGAAGTTTGCCTGAACCTGACCTGCTGCGGCTGTCGCAGTTGCATCAAAGAAACCATAGTATTTAGGGGTTCCTGTGACGGTCCTGTCTGGGTAAGCCTCTCTCATAAAGTTTACATCTTTCTCAAGAAGAAAACCTTCTTTACCAGCAGTGCTGACAAATAAAGAAAAGGGGGCCAAGAAGTCTGAGGGTGTTGATAGGTACTCATTACCTTGAGTAAGGGCTGATGTGGCGTTCTTGCGAAAGTTCTCTAGATCAACATTAACTATTATTCTGTCTTCTGCCGCACGAATAAAGACAGGGATGTTAGTCACGAACCCTGTTTCGTCATTCTCTGTAAAGTCTTTTATAGCTTGCTTTAGCTCGGCATAAGTATAAGACATTAGTTAATCCTGACTATCGCAGTTCCCGCTGCCGCTGCTGGCATCGTTATATTAAAGTTTGCTGAACTAACGCTTTGGTTTGAGCCAAATGAATAGACGGCAACAGCTTTGTTCGATTTACTGGAATTGTATATTAATGCTCCACTTGTAGAGAACGTAGCGTTTGACCAAGACGGATTACCAAAATCAACCAAGCCTGTGGTCCCGTCTGTGCTTGGCGCTACAACGCTTAGTGTAACTCCCCCCGCAGAGTATCCGGTTCCTGATATCTCATTTGATGTGCTGTATGCTGTTGTAGCAGCATCTAGTGACGCGCTACTGCTGTACAAAGCAATCTTGAACGTATCAGATGTAAAGTCGTGTACCGCCTCAAACAGTTCTTTCTTGAAACTTGTACACAGTGCTGTGTTTATCGCCATTTTATACTCCTACGGGGTGTTGGCCTGACCACCCATTCCGCTATGAATTGTGCAGTAATAATACAGTGTAGGCGCTCCACTAGCCACTGTGATCTGCGTATAGGCCCCAGATGAACCCGGAGTGCCGCTTGTAGTTACGCCGGTTGTGTATTGCGAGCCTCCACCATGAGTGCCGTTAGCTGTGGTTGAAAACCTAAATGGATGACCTGAATTACTGTTGTTAGACTGGTCAAACCTGTATGTAGATCCTTCGTTTAATGTAAGAGTTGGAGAGGCTCCTGAAAGGCCAGCAACATAATACTTGTTTCCGGTTCCGTATGAGTTGGTTCCAGAGGCAACGGTAACTGTGTAGTTTATTACAGTTGACAAAGTTAAAGAGCCTACAGCGCCTGTTCCAGAAACCCCTGTAAGAGTCACTGTAACAACAGGGCCAACAGTACCATCAGCTACAAGCTGGCCCGCCCTACCAATGCCAAACCCAACATTAACCCTAGTCAATGTCGTAACATCAAACGTTGGGAATGTTATAGTTACAGACTCCTTGAACCGTTCTGGCCTTGGATCACGCAAAGACTGTGGGTCAAATATACGCATACGGCCCAAGAAGTTTTGAGGATGATCTGGGTCAACCACATCTATCCCGACTCTCATTCCTGTTTTGACACCGTTCTTAAACTCATCAACAAGGTCTTTTAGGTCATACCTAAAGCCTGTCTTGTCACAGTACCCAAACGCATATTTGCCCTTAGCAAAACTCATTAGCCAGCTCTACCGTATCTCTTTCCTTTTGTTGCAGCGCCAGCGCCACGAACAACTCCACCAGATTTGTACCCCTGTACTTTTTTCATGGAGCCACCACCCATTCTACGGGCTGTTTTGTTTTTGTTAGCAAGCCTAGCCATGCGAGTTTCAGCGACCTTGGCAGCGCCTGATTTAGGTGTGTTTGCTAATGTTTTCCCAGTGGGCTTTGCAGCTTGTTTGCTATCACGCAACTTACGAGCCTTAGCCAGCATTGCTGCGCGTCCTGACTTGCTTTCTTTAGTGGCCGCTGCCTTGCTTGGCGTTGGCGTCATATTGCTGCCGCCTTGCTTAACTTGACTCTGCATTGAGCGAGTCGCTGTACGTTGACGCTTTTCTGACTTGTTCTTAACATCCATGTCAGCCATTTGACCGCGCTTTATTCCCGCATATGGATTAGAAGACTTAGACCCCGCCATGTTAGTGGGAAGCTTAATAGATTGACCCAAGCGGATCTTATTGGCATTTTTAATGCTTGGATTAGCGCCCAGCAAAGCCTTTAATGTAACGCCATTTTGTTTTGCAATTTGAGAAAGGGTTTTTGCCGCTCCCTTTTCTCCAACCTTTACTGAGCCACCTTTAGCATAACCCATGCTTTTCTTAGCCATTCCACCACCCATCATTTTACCTACTCCATCTGCGGCAAAGAATGGGACTTTCTTTCCACCCTTCTCTACCATTTTAAGTTTACCACCTTCGGCCATGCTTTTAGTTTTCTCTGTATTCATACGGTGCTTTGGACTTGCATGACGGGGCTTCTTCTTTGGAAGAGGCATGGTTTTGTCCTGACCCTTTGGGCCACCTTTTTGTCCAAGTTTTTTAATTCCAATAGGCATATTACCCTCCTAGGTAAAACGTGT